TCGCACCCGAAGGTGCGGTCACTCAATGTATTTGAGGGTGTCCGCATACGGCTATCGTGAGGTTGCCGGTGTGATGCTCCTAGCCCCTTGGAATGGGGGGCTCCTAATGACCGTTCTTCGGAGGTCATCAGAACAAATTCCATTACCCAACAGACAAAACTATTATGAATACACTTAAACTTAGATTTTCCTTATTCCGGCTCATCGTAAGATGGCTGGCGAAGGTCTACCTAGGCCTGAGTGCGCATAACAGTTTGGTCGAGCAATGGGTTTCGGTGGTTCAGAAATGGGCTGAGACGCGGGGAACTGTATGGGCAATAGGTCGAGTAAAGGCTACTCGGCTTGCGTACACACGGTTCCTATCGCGCCAGCCTCTTTCCGAATCCCCAGGGTTTGATGTTAAACTCGATACGTTTGGACTGCCAATCGGCTGTCCGCTACGTATTTTGTTTGAATCACGTGACTCCACCTCGATACGCCTTGGATTGACCGCTCTTGGTCTATCTAGGGTACTACCGGGCTGGAAAGCTCCTGACCTGACTCCTATCACTACCCCCGGCGTCCCTCTTTCAGCTACGTTTGTAGCAGAGACGCTGGGCGTGGTGACGGAATTAGGTTGGAAGCTAGTCCGTCCCGTATGGGATGGATGCCATGTGAGCACCAAATCTGGTCCGAATGCCCAGGCAATGGTCGGATCAATCGAGGACGCGAGCCTACTAACCGAATCTCAAGTCAATGACTTAGAGGTTTTGGGAGGAACAGCTCTCGTTCGATTGATTGCGCTAATCCAAAACGTCAGTCCCCTTGCTTGGTTAGCAAAGATTCTCATTAAAAAGAAGATTAATGGGAAACTGACAGATGTACCCCTGAGTCCGAAAGGACGTCAGGGCCGTCTGTCGCTAATCAAGGACAAGGAGGCCAAGTGTCGAATTGTTGCGATCCTTGACTATTGGACACAATCGGCGTTGCGGCCTCTTCACGACGCGCTCATGCGTCACCTGAAGAGCCTGCGGCCTGATTGTACCTTTAATCAAGGGTCCTTCCGAGCCAAGCTCTCTCGCACGGGTCCGTATTATTCATATGATCTATCGTCAGCGACAGATCGCTTCCCTGTATGGCTACAGGTGGCGGTCCTAGCGATGATGGTGTCACAGGATTATGCGGACGCATGGCGGAGATTGATTATAGACCGTGACTATCACGTCGGTTGGGAGCGTCGCAAGTCCGTAACTATCCGTTACGCTTGCGGCCAACCAATGGGCGCGTATAGCTCATGGGCTCTATTCTCAGTCTGCCACCATGTGATGGTGAGATTAGCTGCTAAGCGAGCGGGGAAGCCCGTTTCGTTTAGTAACTATGTGTTACTGGGCGATGATATCGTGATCGGCGATCATGATGTCGCTGCTCAGTATCGCACTATCATGGGCGAGCTGGGTGTTGAAATTAGTTCGATGAAATCGCACGTGTCAGACGACACTTACGAATTCGCGAAGAGATGGATACATGTTGGTGAGGAGGTGACCGGTGCCCCTCTTGGCTCTTTCTTCGAAGCTGTTCGCCTCGCGAAGGTTGATGGTGCCGATGTCGTTCCGACGTCAGCCATCAAATATATTTCCTTCTACGGGCTAGCAACTTGGTTGAGAGAGTTGGAGAGCCGCTGGCTTCCACGATCAAATACTTTGGTGTCCCGGGGCTTGCTGGCTAAGCTTTTCCTGCTTTTAGGCCGTGGGGCTCAATCTGAGCGCCTGGCTGATAAAGCGTGGAAATTCTTCCTGCTTCCCGTCCGTGAGGACGGGCGCTCCTTGAGAAGGTGGAAAACGAGAACTCTCGCTTCCATTCTAATCGGGGAGGTCCTGACTTGCAATTCTGGATGGGACGCAATACTTCGTGTATTAGTGTTCCTGAATGAGTGCAAGGCCAGAGTGCTGGAAGAAGCCATCAAGCGTCAAGTCGGTAGGGTTCAGCAATTTCAGTTGGAATTGCCGAATTACCTCGACCTGGTGCCTGAAGGGTTGGATGCCCAATCATTACTACTATCCTTGCCACCAATTGCAGCAGTCATACGGAATGTACGAGAGCTTCAGTTGGAATTCGACAAAGCTCACGCGGTTCGGGAGAGCGACTCCATGATTCAATGGTTGAATCTTGATGTTCGTCTCTTCCTCGACCCGTTTGAGTCTATGTCGGCAAGGAAAAGTAAGACCGTTGCAATTAGCAAGGCTACCATTCTCAACCATCTTACGGCCATGTGCCGGGGTGTAGTAACAATGCGTAACTGGGCTCTGTCCGTTGATTTACCTCATGAGGAAGACTCCTCTGTTGAGATCATCGCCAGACGGATCCAGAATTACGAAGTGTTGCCACGCTCCGGTGCACGGCGGGGGCCTCGAGCTGGTAAGGGTGATGACCGTTCTCGTGCTAAGGGAGGGAAAACCTCACCTAAGGCTTCTTCAAGAGTGAAGAAAACGAGTAAGTCATAACCCGAACAGCTCAAGGAGCCCTTCCGTAGGATGACCAGACTGGGGGGCGGTGTCCAAACGAATTGGTTCAGTTACACGCGGGGTACTTGGTAGATCCCGCGAGCCTGTTCCGTTCCGGAGGTTGCACCGTCCCGCTTCCTAATTGCGACCTATTACTGGTAGTCGAATGACTTTCCATATTGCCTTGGCGTTTCAGAGGATCGATTGCTCGATTGAATCTGAACGGCTCAGCCTAAATAGGTGGCCTCCTCTAACCATACTGCTGTTCCCGCGTATCCACGCGAGCAGTAGCCCCGGAAGCAATTCCGAGGGGGGTTGGTTAGAGAGTAACTCCCTGTCTCA